CGTAAGTCCCGCTGGACGCGTTCCATAAACCCACCACCATCCCCCCAAAGTAGGAATAGTTATTACATTTCCCAGCCACGATATTATGCGAGCCGGTGCGATCGTCGGTACCGTCGCCCCGGGCTTCGTTGTAACCGACGATGAGGTTGCCCAAGGTATTTTTCGTCTCGGTGGTACCCGCGCCGTTGACGATGCGGACGTTGACCCCGGAGAAGGTGATGTCGTTGCCGCTGCGGCTGACGTTTTGCAGCAGGGCCTGCTGGGCGGCCAGCGCCGTTTGCTGGCCGGCTACCGTCGCCTGGAGCTGGGTCACCGTCGTCGCCTGGTTGTTAACCGTAGTCGTGAGCTGGGCCACCGCCGTTTGTAAGGCGGCAATCTGGGTGCTCAAGGCGTCCACCTGGGCCTTGGTGTAGTAGCGGTCATCGTGGGTGTGAACCTCATTGGCCTTGGTACCCAGCCCGGCTGCCAACTCCGTGTCCCGGGTGATACCGGGGGGAATCTGTCTATCCAAGAGCACTTTACCCGACTGGATGAACTTGGTGGAATCCAATCCATCCAGGGTGTCGGCGTTGGCGGCATAACCGGAGGTGTTGATTCTGACCCGGGGGCCGAAGACCTCCCCGTCCACCACCACCTCCAGCCATCTTCCCTCCGCGGCGAAAATACTCACCCGCTCCGGCAGGGCGGGTTTGTCCGGATAAAGAACACCGGACGTTATGGCTTTCTGTGACCCCAGAGTAACCGAGAAGTTTCCATTCGACACCGTAATGTTCGCAAAGGTGTCAAACCAGAGGGGCGAGGTGGCTGTCTTCGATTTATAGAGGTTGAAGAGGATCGGGTAGGTGCCGTCAGGAAGATACGCCCCCGCCGCGTTGGTCAGGCGCCCCTGCAGGTAGAGCTTGCTGGATACGGCATCGGCACTGGAGGCGGTGCCAAGGAAGCATGACAAAATAACGAGAGTGATAAGGACTTTTGACACTTTCATCGGAATCCTCTCTTTCATGGAATTGAATCCGTGGGTTCATCTCGTCAGCCCTTTGCCGCAGCCGCAAGCCTGGTAAGGAGCATAAGGGACTAAAGTCAAGCGACAAAATTGGAAAACAAGCTTATCTGGTACGGAAGAATCGGCCCCTGAGAGGCAGAAGATAAAATATATACCTTACATCCGTTGTCCGAAGGTCGAAGAAATTACTCCTTTCGCAGAACATTATTTTAACCGGAATTTAGCATAGCACTATCCAGAAATTGTGTAAAGAAAATATACTTTGGGGTAGTTTGGAATTGAGCAAACCATAATTGTGTATGGTCATGTAAAAGGGGGCCATTGGTGGTGTCTCATCCTGTATTGATTGATGTCCCTGGTCAGTGACAACATTTTTCTATGAAAGTTTCGGCGGCGCTAACTTGCCAATCGCGAAACTTATCAATAATATCAATTCATTATAGATATGATCTGGATTATAAAATGGACGCCGATGGCTATCTGTGGGGGAATGTCGACAGAGAGATCGGCTGCAGATTTTTGGGCAGATAGAGGGGGTGCCCCGGCTCCCCCTGCCCGGTCATTTTCAAGCATCTAAGCTCCGCTCCCGCCTCCTTTAACATCCTCACCACTTCCTGACTTCTCCCCTGAAAGGCGCCGTGGTTACCCCAGGCGGCAACCACCAGGCCAGCTTTTTTCGCCGTATTCCGGAGGTATAAGTCGTTGTCCGGGCCGATGGGGTCCGGGGCGGCCTTCATTACCTGGGGATCGGTGGCCCGGAAGGCGAAGAGGTTGGTCATCAGCAGACCGCCGTAGCCCCAATCCCGGGCGTAGCCCTGGCAGCGGCGCACCGTGGGGTCGTCCTGGGTTTCATCGGCGGTGGAGCAAGTTGAGCCCGATGAACATGGCCAGGGGTAGGGTGGGGTCCCAGATGCGGGTGAGGGTGTAGCGCCAGGTGCGGCAGGGGGAGAAGACCGCGGATTTGTGGATAACCTCCGGAGGCTTTCCCTTCAGAGGGAATAACGCAGCTTGAGACACCTCATCCCTCCTTCATTATTGGCGAAATCCTTAAGTCCTGCCCATCCTTGGTTACGCTCATGGATGTTCCGGGCGTAATATTCAGACTTTCACAGTAGGCTTTAGGCAGGCAAATGTAGCGCGTCCCCCCAAAACTACGCACCTTTTTGACCGTTGCCTGCTTTATTTTCCCAGGTCCCCGCACATTTACCTTTTTCATAAGAAATAGCCCTTAATTCCTAAGATTATCTCACAAATATCAATGAAAATATTCTTTTGTCCACCCTTATTTTGGGGTGGGAATAATTTTTTATTCTGCTACCGCTTTAAGTATGGCCGAGTTCAACTTGCTCAACAGGTTTTCCCCGACTGTCCAGAGATTCATCATGTCGAAGAAGACCATCACCATTCTGGTGGCGCCATTGGGCGAGGGGAAGACTTTTGGCTGTATCGCTACCATCCTGCAGCACGCGGGACGGTGCGGCCAGCCGATAAGGGTGGCCATTGTTAGAGATACCTTAGAAAACATCAAGCTTTCTATTGTTCCTTCCGTGCAAGAATTCTTCCAGATCTTTTTCCCGGATAACCCCACCAAATATTACCGCTTCAAGAACGAATACAAGGAATTAACCATCTTCGCCAACTACCGGATAGACGTGGACCTGTTCGGCATCGACGATCCGGCCTCCCTGGGCAAGCTCCAGGGCTCCAGCGCCTACTCACTGATCTGGCTGAACGAGCCGGCGCCCATTGCGGATAAGGCCAACGCCGGGCTTTCCGAAGAGGCTTACAACGTGGCCGGCATCCGGGCGGTCAGGCGCACGGGCACCCCGGGGCGCCTCATCGTGGATATGAACCCCGCGGACGAAGAGCACTGGACCCACCGGCGCTTCATCGAAGAAGAGGATTTCGACCCCAGGTTCCCCCTGGTGCAAAAAGAAGTCTTCTTCGTGCCCTACGGGGAAAACGCGCACCTCAAGGAAGAGTCCCGGCAGATGGCGATGAAGATGTACGCCAATGACGAGGCCTCTTATGCCCGCTACGTCGAGGGGAAGTTTGCCCAGATCTACCGAGGGGAGAAGGTGACGCCGGAATACAAGGAGGCGATCCACCTCTGCCCGGACATCCTGGTGCCGGCTCCGGGCCTGGTTTCTTTTGCCTTCTTCGACGGCTGGCATTATCCCGCCTGCGTGCTGGGGCAGGTCACCTCCACCGGCCGCCTCACCTTTCTCGACACCCTGCGCCTCCCCAATTCAGACGTGCGCATCCTCATGGACACCCTGGTTTTCCCCATGCTGTCCTCCCCCAAATGGAAAGGCAAGGCCCGGTGCTGGCGGATCGGCGGCGACCGCACCATGAAGCAGCCGGACCAGAGCAACCGCAATGAGAGTGCGGCCAAGGCGGTGGAGGACGGCTTCCGCAAATTCTTAAGGGTGCCTGACATCTTCTTCGAGCCGGGGCCATCCCTTTGGGAGACCATCAAGCGGCACGTCAAAAATGCGTTGCTGGCCCGGGACTTTCGCAACGACCCTGTGGTGATCCTCTCCCAGGACAACAAACTCCTCCACAAGGCCCTGAACGGCGCCTGGCATTACAAGACGGACAACTCCGGCAATATCCGGCGGGACCTGAAGCCCGACAAGGACGTCCACAGCCACGTCGCCGACGGCTTCGCCAACGCGGTGAGCGTGATCCTTCCCAGCCTGGACCGGAAGGCCAACCTGGGGAAATACCGGCAACAGGCCATGAAAAACAGGAGGCGGGGCGAGAGTTACGCGGTGCGGACCCAGGGAGGGATTTTCTGATGGCCAGCAGCAAGGATACCAGCGGCTACCAGGGCTGGTGGCCCGTGAGGTTTTACACCGGCAAGGGGCCGGACGGCAAGATGCAGGGCCAGGAAGGTTTCCGGAACGTGATCAACGGCCAGGAGATCAAGCCGGAAGACGGCTGGAGTGCTCGGGAGTTGCCCTATCCCACCGGGGACAACGCCAACTGCCGGCACGTCTCCGAGGCCTATCGGCGCAACTATGACCTCATCGATTGGGGAAGAAGCTGATGCCTGCAATCAACAGCCAGCTTTTCAAAGATGGGAAGTGTGTGATTTGCGGCCAGATAACCGAGCATAAAAACCCCGCGATGATGAGTCGCGAAAACATTTTCAGGCATCGGCGCACGGAGCGCCGTGATTGTGCTCTCTATGAAGACTGTCTGACGCAGGGAGCCATTGACAATACGGTATGCGTTCCCTGCATCGTTTGCGACGCCTTCTTCCCATTTTCAGCAATGTTTGACGAGGAGGGAGCCAGATGCCCGCAGTAAGCCAGAACCACCAAGGGGCCATGGGCATAGCCCACGCCATCCAGGAGGGGAAGATGAAACCCAAACCCGGCACGCCTTCCGCCAAGATCGCGGCCACCACGAAGCCCGCAGACGTAACGGAATTCGCCAGCACCCCCCGGAAGGGGTTGCCCAAAGAGAAAGGGCCCAAGGTCAAGGTCACCAAGACCGGGGAACTGCACAAGAAGCCGTTTAAATAGGCGCACAGACATGGCCGGCAAGATTGACGATCCCAGCAACTATATCCGCCAGCGGGTAGCGGAAATGAACCGCGTGCAGTTGCAGGCGGAGATGGACGCGGAGATGGACGACCAGGAACTGGCGGAACGGGAAGAAGCGGCCCAGGCTTATGGCCGGGAGGACGCGGCCCATTTCGTCTCCTTCCTGGACGACTGCGTGAAGACGTCCGTGGACGCCATGCGGGAGATCCGGCTGCAACAGCAGGAGTGTTGGGACGTCTATAACGAGAAGGAGCCTGCCTCTTACGCTCGCAAAGAGCCCTGGCAGTCCCGGGTGGTGGTACCCAAGCCCTATTCCACCTGCCAGTTCGCCCAGGCCATTGTGCGCAAGGCCTTCGACGCGGAATTTCTCTCCATCGAAAACGCACAGGATGACGAGGCCGCGCAGTTTTGGCAGAAGCTGATGAGCCTGATGCTGTCTAGGACCTACGCCAAGTTCCCCATCAACATCACCGACGCCACCGGCATGGGGTTTGCCATAGGCCAGAGCATGGAGATGATCCCGGTGTGGCGCCCGGGAAAGGGACTGCGATACATCCTGGCGGAACCCTGGAAGATTCACCGTGATCCGGACGCTCTCAGCCGCCACCCCCAGAGCGGCATGTACTGGATTCACCAGGAGGACCTGGACTACTACCTGCTGAAAGACGGGGAGAAAAACGGCTTTTATCAAAACGTCCCGAACATGGCCCCGGGGAGCAAGTGGGCGGACCCCAAGAACAATCCTCACCTGACCTCGGAGGAAATCGCCCGGCGCAAGGAGATGTACTGGCAACGCTCCGCGTATCGCTCCATGGTGCGCGTCTCCGAATTCTGGGGCACAGTGTTGGACCGGCGGGGTGAATTACTGCTGCCCAACGCCACTTTCACGGTGGCCGCGGACCAGGTGATCCGGCTGCCCAAGGCCAGCCCCTATCCGACCTTAAGGTGGCCAGGCATGGGCTTTTCGCCGCTGCCTCACCTCCTGCGGTTTGACGGCCGCTCCCTGCTCCAGGGGATCAAGAGCCTCTGGCACTTTATGAACTCGCTGTTCTGCCTGCACGCGGACAATCTCAACTGGATCGTCAACCCTCCCACTGAGGTGGACGTCTCCGCGCTCAAAGACCCCTCGGACGTAGACAATTATCCGGGCAAGCAGTACCTCACCCACGGGACCCAATCCGGCCAGCAGGCCTTTCGGGTGGGGGAGCGCAAGAGCCAGACCGGGGACATCCTGGCCAACATGAATTTTGCGGACCAGCGCTTCCAGGAAGGGACCATGTTCACCTATGCGGCCCAGGGACTGCCCGGCTACCGGGCGGAGGTGACGGCCCGGGAAGCAGGCCAGAACCTGGACCAGAGCATGAATGTGGTGGGCTTGATCGGCAAAAACCTGGAGGATGGAGCCTTAAACGCCATTGAGGCTGGCGCGGAGACGGTGGCCATCAACATCACCTACGACGAACTGTCCCGGCTCATGGGGCCGGAAGTGGCGAACAGGTATGCCGATCCCTCTTCTCCCACGGGTTTGCGCCTGCCGCAGTTGAACAGCGGCACCTTCAAGGTGTCGGGCATTTCCGCGCTGATGCGGGACGCGGAGATCATCCGGGGCATCGCAGAAGTGATCCTGCCCATGTTCAAGGCAGAATACGGCAACATCTTCGCCCCCTATCTCAAGCCCTTCCAACTCATTCGCTCCGTCGAAAAGCGCCTCAACCTCCGGGACGAGGGCCTGGTGGTGGATGAGCAGACGGCCAAGGATGTGGATGCGGCGCAACAGGCGCAGCAGGAAGCGGCCATCGAGATTCAAAAGATGGCGCAGCAGGCGGAAGCCACCCTGACTCAGATGAAGGCCCAGGCGGAAGAGGCCAAGGCCATCATGAACAAGGCCAAGGCGGAAGAGCACCGGGGCAAGGCTACCCTGGCCGAAGCCAAGGCGGTGGAAGCCTTGCGGCCCGAGCCGGAACCGGAGTCCAAGCCGACGCCGGAGTCCCGGGGAGAAGAGCAATGACCCATCAAATCCTGGGAGGCGGCGGCGCGGACACGGAAATCGCCACCGGCTTGCCCAAAATCACGGCGGTGGAAGCGCGGCAGCAAAAGACGGTGAATAAGTACCGGACGGCGATGAGCCAGGCCTTGGGGCTGGCCCAGGAGCTTCAGGTCGGTAGTCCGGTGGTCAGAGTGCTGGCGGAAAAGTACCGGCGGCGTCTGACCCATCTTGCTAGCCAGGATGCGGAATGCCGGGCGCTGTTGGAGATCATCGGCGCCCTGCGCCACACCCTGGAAGTGGCCCCCCAGGTGGCGGAAGATGAAGTGCGCCGGGTTATGGGGCCGCAGTTGGTCCATTTTCTGGAGGAATCAGAGGCCGCCCCGGATTAGGGATACCGGCCTTTTTGAAGGAGTGACCGGCTTGAAAGCCCGTCACCACTAAAAACCGGGGTTCTTTTGGCCGTCGGCCAACGGCTAAGGGACGCAAGAACAATCAAGGACGGCTGTGCGGAGCCGCACTCTCTGCTACAGCCGTCCTTTTTTGTTGCCCCTACCGCGGCCCGCAAGGACACCCGCGGCGGAAGGAGAGCAGTTCCATGGCAGACGAGACCGGCAAAGAAAACGTGATGGAGACTCAGGAAGTCCCCGTAGACGAACTCAAGGGCCCGGAGGAAGAAGGGTCTTTGGCCAGCATTCTGGAGAAGGCGCCGCATCCGGTGTTTACCGGCCATCCGGCCGCGGCTGCGGAGGAAGAAGAAACTCCGCCCGGACCAGGGGAAGAAGCCACTCCCCCGGAGGTGACCCCCAAGGGAGAGGAAAAGCCCCCCGAACCGCCTGAGCCTCCTGAGTTCAAGCCCAAATACAAGAATCAGGAGGAGGCGGAGAGGGCTCACCAGGAGGCCGAGCGCCGGATGCACGAGGCCACCACTCAAGCCGCCCAAGAGAAGGAGGCCCGGGAAGCCGCAGAGCGGGAGCGGGATGGCCTGAAGGCGAAGCTGGCGGAGAAAGAGACTACCAAGCCTCCGGAGCCGCCGGCCAAGACCCAGGAAGAATTGGACGCCGAGCGGGAGGCCAAGATCGAAGCCGCCCTGGACGAGATCGAGCAACTGGATACCAGCGCCCCGGATTACCGGAAGAAGGTGGCCAAAGCCTGGGCCAAGGCCGGTTTCGGCGGTGGCGGTCAACCCGCCATTCCCGGCAGCAAGGAACTGGAAGAGATGGTCGGCCGTCTGGTGGCTGATCGGCTCCAGGAAAGAGAGGCCGCGGACGCGGCCCAACGGCAAAAAGACGAAGAGGACCGCCAGGCGAGGGAAAACGCCAATCTCCGCACCAAAGCGGAAGATTTAGCGACCCAGGCTGGCTTGAATATGGGTAAAGGCACCGTGGATTACCGCCTGTTCTGGGACGTGGCCGGAGAAATTTCCGACGAAGTGAAGGCCAAGCCCTTTGCGGAGCAGGTGAATTGGACGGTGGGAGAAGTTCGGCGCCTGAAGGGAGAAGTGGTGCAAACCACCGATCAGGCGCGGCAAAGGGGCCAAGAAAACCAGAAGAACAACAGCGTCCTGGAGAAGGGCGCCAACCGGCCCCACACCCCGCCTGCGCCTGAGCCCTACACCCTGGGGTCCATCATGAATAAACACCAGGAGGCACGCAGAATTTAGGGAGGTTGAGCCATGCAAGCTCATAACTGGACGTTCGACGCCGCCCTCGGAATTTATAAAAACCATCAGTTGAGCAAGAAGCTCCTGGAGGTTTCCGCGGGGGCCTGCAAAGTTCTCCCCTTCACCTCTGACCACGGCATCGCCTTCAAGCGCAACGCCGGCGAAGTGGTGAACATCATGCACATCAACCGCCTGCCCAACTCCGCTTCTTCCCGTCTGGAAGAAGACACCCGCATCCCCATCCGGAAGCTCTCCTGGGGCAACCGGCAGATCAAGGTGGTGGAGTTCGGGGAAGGCGTGGAATACACCAACCTGATGGAGATGTTGGCGGCTTTCAAGCCGTCCAACTCTCTCCAGAAGGCCCTGAAGGTCCAGATGGAAGAGGCCATGGACACCGAAGCGGCCAAAGCCTTCATGGAGGCCGCGGCGGTAAAACTGGTCTTCACCCCCACCAGCCTCACCGGAGGTCAGTGGGCGGTGAACGGCATCCCCGGGGCCGTGGCGTCCGTATCCCTGACCTTCGACCATTGCACCCTCATGGCCGACTACCTGCGGGACACCATCCATTGTCCGCCCTACGAGGGGGACAACTACGTGGGCCTTTCATGCAACCGCAACCTCCGGAGCCTGAGGCAGGACCGCTACTGGCAGCAGTGGCACCAGTACCTCCAGAAGGGCGATTTCGTCTTCCTGGGGGAGATGGGCATGACCGAGCGCATCCGCTGGGTGGAGATCAACCGGGCCCTGGCCTTCTCCAACACTGCGGGCACTTCGGCGACCCTGGGCGAAGCGGTGGTCTTCGGGGATGAAGCGGTGGCCAGAATCGAGGTGGAGACCCCCCACCTGCGCCTGGATCCCAACTTCCAATCCGATTTCGGCCGCACCCAGGCCGCGGCCTGGTACGGGATTCTGGGGTTCGGCAGCGTCTGGGACGTGGCCGACGACGGCAAGGCGAAGGTCATCCGCATCGGCAGCCTTTAAGGAGTGACCGGATAGAATGCCGGTCACCACTAATTCAGGAGGGAAATAACCATGGGTCAATATGGTTCCTATGAGAAAACGGTCTTCGATGCCGCGGTGGGCGACGCCTCGCTGGCCACGGCCATTGCTCTGGAAGCGGCTGCCGGGGCCATCCTCACCAAGACCATGAACGAGCCTTTCGTGGTCACCCGGTTCGGCTACCGGCCCACGGTAGCCTTCAACTACGACACCCAGGTGACCCAAGGGGTGCTCACCATCTACCGCTACCCGGTGGCGGGCGGCACCGGCAAGGTGGCCCTGGCCACCATCCCTCTCCAGGATGGGGCCTTGGTGGATAACGTCTATTACGTGGACGTGCCCAATCCTATCGACCCGACCCGGAAGATGGGCAAGGCCGAGATCAACGCCGGGGAGCAAGTGGTCATCGAGATTTCCACCCAGGCCGCGGGGGGCACGGAAGTGGGCGATTTCCAGCCTTTCTTCTGCGGGCACCCCAAGGCGGAAATCTGCGCCAACCAGTCCAAGATGCACAACCTCACCCCGGCCTAAACGGGATGACTGAACCGGAGGGGGGCCTGACGGCCCCCTCTTCCAAGGAGAAGGAACATGGCTGATTTAGGACCAACCGACATCACCGTCAACCTGACCCAGCAGGATCAAGAATTTCTGGGCATGGCCCAGAAGGTGAGTTTCCCCAGCATCTCCTTCGGCGGCGCGGGCAAGACTTACGGGTCGGCCAACGGCATCCCCATGCCCGCCATGGGCGCCTTCGGGATGAAGAAGGGGATCAAGCGGGTTTTCATCTCCCAGCCGGGCAATGGCTATTTCTATGTCTGGGACCGGGCTAACCACAAACTGAGAATTTTCCAGGCCGCTAACGACCTGAAGTTCATCGGCGGCATCACCGCCACTGAACCGGTGGCCATTGACGGCGGCGACACCCTGGGGAAAAACGCAGCCACCGACCGCACAATTCTGGCCGCGAACGCTGCCACCAAGGGCGGCGTGGTTCCCGGCCCCCTGGTGGAAGTGCCGGCTGCCCACGCCCCGGCTGCAACCGCCATCGAACTGATGGTGGTGGGCTATTAAAAAGGAAGGAAACGACATGGGTCAAAAACTGTTCACCAAGAATTATGGCGAGGTGGAAGTGGAGCGCTCCTGGCAGGAGGGCCAGTACCACATCGCCAAATTGACCAACGGCGCCTACTGCGACATCACAGGGCGACCCATTTACGACAAGGCGGAACTCCGGGCGGTGCTCAAGGGCCAGGACCTGGAAGACGCCTTGCACTGGTTCGATCACCGCCATGAAACCGAAGAGCAACCGCCCCGGCGCATCATGTTTGATGCCGACGGGACGCCCATCTTCGAAGACGGCACCCCGGTGGAAAGCCCCTCCGACCTATACCAGGCCCTCAAGCCCGGGCCGGTGCTGGACGCGGCCATAGAAGCTTTGACCCTGAAAAAGTTGGCCAGGAGGGAAGCGGAACGGCTGGCGCAGCAATCTCAGGCGCGGAAGAAGGCGTCTACGACCAAGGGATCAAAGAAACCGCAGACGAAAAAGCCCGCTGCGGCCAAGCAGACGAAGCCCAAGGCACCGCCCCCTCTCCCTGGACCGGAGGCGGCCGCGGCCACGGTGTAAACAATGGCGGAAACCGAACACCTGCGCATTTGTCCCAATCCGCAGTGTCGCCACGTCTTTCGGCCTGACCCGCGGATTTATCGGGACGCCCATAACGCCTGTCCCCGGTGCGGGGCGGACCTGAACCAGCGTCCGGCCTGGAAGGGACCCGAGTATGAGGGCTCTGACTATGAGTAAGTCGCCAAAAGTGGACGCCTTTGAAAAGGAATGGCGCCGGGAGGTTTCCTTCAACTTCGGCAAGGGTGGAATGGAGCAGCCCCCGGAGTTCAAAGACCTGCAGCCGGACATGGAGGTGAGCGTAGTGGTCACCGGCAAGGTGAAAAACCTGCGCCTGGACACGGACACCTCCAGCTTCTCCCTGCAGATGGAGAAAATCGAATTGCAAACCGGAAAGAAGGGCGGAATCAGTGAGGCCCTGGGTAAAGCGAAAAAGAAGCTTTAGGCCCATGAGGGGAAGCGGCGATGACTTTGGCTGAGATGGAACAGACCCTGGCTCTGCTGGTGCAGGATAGCAGCCTGAAAAAACAATTTGCCCGGATGCTGAACGACGCCCTCCTGGAGGTGGCCGCGGATTTCGATCTGCCGGCCTTGCGCCGCCTCACCCCCCTGGAATTCCCGGTGACCGACGCGGCCTGGCTCTGGCCTTTGCCCCAGACCTTTCATAAAAACCTCTTCCGGTGCGTTGACGGCGACTGGAACCCGGTGGCCATCCGCCGCAGCCTGGACCACTTGGATAACGTGGATCTGAACCATGACGAGGTGCGCGACCGGGTGACCCAGGTGGCGGTGAGCGACACCGGGATGGACAAATACCTGGGCATCTACCCCCTGGCCAACGACACCCTGCGCCTCTGGTTTTACGAGAACCCGGAGCGGCTGGTGAAGCCGGACGACGTTCCCAAGTGCCTGCCCTCGGAGTACCACGACCGGGTGCTGGTCACCAAGTGCGTCCTCAAAAACTTCCAATACTTCACGGATTTCATCGAGGACGGCCCGCAGAAGTCCCTGAGATATTGGGAGGACCAGTACCGCCAGGGGCTTTATGGCTCCCGGGGCGGCGACATCGGCTTAATCAACTTCCTGGTGAAGGCTCGGGGCGGTCCCCGGCGGCACGGGGGCTGTGATCCCATCGGCGGGCGGGGGTGGTAGATGGCCAAGTCCGTCATCGCCTACGGCTTCAAGGGCATGAACAACCTGCCCAGGGCCGCGGCCCGGCTGCTGGATGATGAACGGCAGTTGACGCCGAGAATCGTCCTTAACGCGGACGTGACCGACGGCGGGGTGTTGCAGCGCCGGGGAGGATACCGGCAGACCGCCTCCCTGAGCAGTTGCCATTCTCTCTGGGCGGACAGCGTGATGTTGTGCGCGGCGCAGGGATTTGATTCCCCCCAGGGGCTTTACAAGGTGGAAGGCCCCCAGGCCCTGGAGCTTTGCACCATCCCCGGGCCGGTCCAGCGCGTCTCTTTTGCGGAGATCAATAATCTGGTTTACGCCGCCACCCCGTATTGGCCGGGAGTAGTCTATGATCCGGCGGCGGAGACGGTGCGGCCCTGGGGGGTAAGCTTACCCCCGGCCCCGGAGATTAACCTGGTGGAGGGCGATTTGCCGCCCGGGACCTACGTCCTCTGCTACACGAACACGGCCAGCGGCCAACTCGGGGGTAACGGCCCCCTGGTGCAAATCTCCTGGGAGGGCATGAGTCGGGGGATCGAGCTTTTAAACCGGCCCGCCGGAGCCCTGTGCTGGATTACCCAGCCCAACGGCAAACAACTGTTTATGGCCCCCCTCGCGGGGGAGATGGTCACCGGCCAGACGCCTCTGATGCAGCCGCTTCCCACCTTCGCGGTGCAGCCGCCTCCGGGATTTTCCCATTTCGTCTTCGCCTTCGGCCGTATCTGGGGAGCCCGGGGTAAGAAGATTTGCTACAGCGACCCCCACCAATATGAGTGGTTCAGGACCTCCAATTACTTACCCTTCCTGGAGGACCTGGTGCTCCTGGCGCCGGTGACCGGGGGCATCTTCGCCAGTTCGCGGGCCAGGACCTGGTTTCTGGAAGGGACTGACCCGGCCAAAATGGGCCTGCGCACCGTGGGAGATGGGGCCGTGCCCGGGACCATGGTCATGGCCCAGGTGGAGGGCGGGGGTTACGAGATTTCCCGGAAGCTGGCGCAACTCCCTTCCCCGGTGTGGATGTCCCCCCGGGGCCTGGTGGTGGGGACGCATACGGGCCACGTGGTGCACCTGACGGAAGCCAGGGTGCGCCTCAATCCCCGCACCCAGGGGGCCGGGCTCTACCGGGTGAAGGACGGCATTCCCCAGGTGCTGGTCTCCCTTTACGGGCAACTTCAGGAAGAGGACCTCGACCTCCTCCGCCTCTTTGAGGAAGGGAAGATTTTTAACTAAGGAGCGGCAGGCCGGAAAGCCTGTCGCCACTGAGGAGCGATCCCATGGCCAACTTTCTCTATGACAAAGCCAGAAATGGATTTTTGAAGGGCGATATTCACTGGAAATCCGGCGGCGACACTTTCCGGGTATACCTGGTGGATCTTCAGGGGGGCACGGGCTATACGCCGAACCAGGCTACTGACGAGTTCCTGAGCGTCATTCCCGCCGCCGCCCGGGTTGCTTATGTGGCCCTGGCCCCCGCTGATCCGGTGGCGGGGGTGGCCGACGCCCCGGACGTGACCTTCCTCGCAGTCACCGGGAACGAATGTGAGGCC